ATACATATGACCCAGCACCTTCCGTCATTGGTAGGTGTAGCACAAGGCTTGTAGCATCTACTCCTGTAGGTACAGCTTGTTCTGGGTTATCGTATAGTTCGGCTACTTGTTCTGCGGTAAGGGCTACATTAAATAATCTTATGTTTGAAAGATTACCAGCATAAAATTGACCACTATTATCAGCTCCTATAGAGAGATCTTGATTACTAATGTCGTGAACAGTAAAAGTTGTACTGTCTAATGTTTGAGAAACGCCATCAATATAAATAACCACATTATTGTTTCCGTTGTAAGTAATGACAACGTGATGCCATTTATTATCATTAAAAGTATCAACAGTAGTAACTCCATTAACACCGTCATAGGTGTTAATCTTACCATTAAAAACCGTAGAGTTAAAATAATTTCCCCCGCTATTTATTTGCCAAACCCTTTCGTTACTGCTTATTGATGTTTTAAAATAATATGATAAAGTACGGGTACTTCCACTTACAGTAAATCCGCTGACAATTATTTCATCATTCACCCCATCAAAGCTCAACCCCTTACCAGAGTATATAGAAGCTCTATTAGAACCTAAGTCTGAACCATCCGTTGTTCTTGGAAGAACTGGTTTGTTATATGGTGTTGCTATTGCTGCCATTAGCTTACTGTTCCGTTTGTTGCGTTACCTGTCTTATCACTAAGGATGGTTGCACCTCCATCATATTCAAACCACATCATCAGACCTTTAGTCTCAGTTGCGGTTAATTCATCGTAAGACTTCATCATTATTGAACGTATTTCTTCTGGAGAAAGAGATCTATCGTAAAAAGACACATTAGCCAAAGATCCAGCTAGAGTGTTTACATATCCATTGTAATACATACCTCCAAGATGTATGTAGTTTTGAGATCCATCGGTGTTATATGTGTCCATCAAGTTTACTCCAGAGCTGTTTGCAAAATTCATCGCTTTGACTTGACCATTTACATAAACTTCATAATACTCATCTGATCTTCCGTAATTGCTAAAAGCGATGTGATACCATTGACCACCATTTAATTTACTACCATCAAGATAATTAGAAGCAACCATACTTCTTGTCAATCCTTGATATGCATATACAGTAATTACCTCATCACTTCTTGCACCTGTAGCATCACCAAACTTTAATCCATTAGGCTGTTGCGTTCCGAAACACCAAGCTTCACGAGCAGTTCCGTTTCCAGTGACATCATCTTTTAAATAGTACCAACCAGCAGATGCCTTAATTGTAAACTTTGGAACTTCAAATGAAATAATATCCCCATCAGCATTAAACGATGCACTCCCTGTTGTAGGACTCTTCAACGCTTCTACGCTAGGGCTTAGATCAACGACAGAGCCACCAACCTTTGTTACATAGCTGGCAGCACTCGTTATCGCCTGTGCAATAGTCTCCCCAGCCTTTAAAGCTTGGGCAAGTAAATAACCTAAATACGGCATTAGCCTACTCTTTGAATGATTACTCTATAATCTGTTCCAATACCAGCACCAAAGCGCAAAGTAACGGCATTTGTATCTGTTGCCTCTACATCACACATCACATATGCAAATGGAGAGCTTGTTTCTCTTAGTTGTACAACTACATCCTGGCTTCCTAAGCTGTGCGTTACCGTTACACTAGCCGCAGCTGTAATGTCCGCAGCGTAGCCTTTACTATCGTAGTGAGCCTCAAGAGCCGCAGGAGTGACAGCACGTGTAGTATCCGTCCCTGCAATAGCTTCAGCATCAGTAGCAAGCTCTACAACCCCTTTATTAGTATCACTAGCTTCTTCAGCTGCGATGGTTACTGTTGATCCGCTACCTGAAGTATTGATGCCCTCACCAGCGGTGAATGTCAACTCACCAGCAGAAGGACTAGCACTACCGCTTTCCGTAGCGATGTTAATCAAGTCTAAGATATCCGAAGCGTCAACCTTCTTAACGACACCTGAGTCTGAAACCAACAGCTGATTATCGTCCGCAGCAGTGATATCATCAATGCTACCGATATGTAACTTCTGGTCTACCGTACTCCAGTAGTCCGAGCCTTCATTCCAAATGAACTGTACGTTAGACTCAGTACCACGCTCAATCTCAATACCTGCGTCCTGTGAAGGAGCAGCATCACCCGCAAGATTACTATTCAATAGAATAATATTATCCGCTAAGTTGATGGTCTCTGTGTTGACTGTAGTCGTTGTACCAGTTACAGTAAGGTCAGCAGTAATGGTTACCGTAGTACCATCGTCCGTGATACTTGAGTCTGTAAACTGACCGTTCCCATTATCCCACTTTAGGATGGTGTTGTCGGTAAAGTTAGCGTTGTTCTTTAACGCTAGAGATACAGCTCCGTCAGTACCACCACCAGATAAACCAGTGGAAGCAGTAACAGCTGTGATATCCCCCTTCATACTTTGCCATACAGGACCAACTTCATTAATACACACATACACCTCGGTAGAGGTAGTGTCGTAGTAGATCTGACCCTCCTTAGGATTAGAAGGTGCTGAAGCAAGATTATGAACGACTACGTTCTGAATCTCGTTCTTACTGAGGTTTATACTTGATAGGTACTTAATAGCCATAGTTAGTTAAAATATGCTTTGCCTGAGAACGCTCCGACAAAAGTTAGGGTTACTGTGTTATCGTCTATATATCTAATTTCTCCGTGTACTACATCTTCAGCAGAGTCAACAACTACAACAGCTGGGCGTTTACCTAGGTTGTGAGAAGCTGTCCATTCCGCAGAAGGAGTATCCTGCACGTGAACGTAGTTCTTATCACCACCACCCTTGAGACCACGAATGTCAATCTGGTTCTCTACAGGTTGTTTGATGACCGTGCTTTTGTTGTAACCACTTTGTGTGATGGTTACACTAATGCTCTCTTGGTTTTTTACGGTTATATTACTCACTTACGTCTTCGTTCACTTTAAAGATTCCGTACATCCAAGTAATGACTGTAGCACCTTGAGAGGACTGTAGGTCATACACATAAATACCACCCTCTATCGTAGCCATGGTGTTTGATGAAGCGGTAATAGTTAGCAGTCCGTTGTTGTCTCCAGTAAAACCAAAGTCATTAGCGGTATCGTCATTAGAGTCTCCATCAAGTAAGGCTGATCCAGATGTGTCTGACTCACGTACTTGCATCATCCACTCGTAACCATCCGATAGATCAATGGCAACTCCGTCCTCATCTTTAAATGTTAGTTCTAGAGTAAAACTATCTCCACGTCTTGTGGTGATATCTACCCTGTTTGCTATGTCTAAGTTTATGCTGGTTGCCATATTGCAAATTTACTAAATCATTGATTACCAAATAGTTGACTCATCATGTCTGAACCGTCTTCTAACTCCCCTCTTTTACCCTGTCTCTGAGAAATCATTTTAGATTGTTCAACAGCTTGTTTTTTAACACGCTCGTCTTTACGGTCTTCTTTTTTGGTTTCTAGACCGTTTCTAAAGTTTCTTTCCTGGGCCTTTTCCATCTGAATGACAGATGCTTTTGCTCCTTCTAGCTGACCCTTTAATTGGTACTCTAGTTGTAGGAGTTGGGCTTTAGACTGGGTTTCAGCCTGGATCTCTGCAAGTTTAGCTTGAGTCTGAGCTTGAAGCTCCTGCAGCTTGCCCTGGCTTGCCGCCATTGCTGTTTGCTGGTTCATCTGAGCCTGCATCTGAGAGTTCTGCTGTGCAATCATCTGCTGCTGTCTCATGCGCTTCTTGCGTCTGATAATCAATAGGCGTTCAGCCTGATCAACATCTTTAAGCTGTCGTACAGCTATTGCGTCTTCTAAGTCGATCTCTTTTTGAGCTAGTGCTACTTGAATGTTTTGCTCTAGGTATGCTTTCTCTGTATCGTCCATCTCAGTCTGAATCTTCACACCGAAATTGTACATAGGCAGCTCGCTGAAAGAAGAAAGCACAGCCATGTTAGACTTACCTATAGCTCGCTCGTAAGCCTGGTATAAAACAGATTGAACAGGAAGGATCTGAAGACACTTAACGATATCCTCACATACTCTACTGTATAGGTAGATCGCTGCATTAGTAATATCATAGATAGCGTTGTTACCAGCTGCCATAGCTTGCTGACGAACACCAACCAGTTGCTCTCCTTTTGGAGATGTTCCATCCATTACTTCGTTAATACCTGTCGTATCACGTATAAGACGGAGATTATGGTTGTAGATAGCAATAAGCTCATTGATATTCCTAATGCTATTATCCAGACTCCTAACTGGAGGGTTCTGGAATCCACCTTCTGGATTTTTTGAGCGATAGTAGAATACACCTGTTTGTTCATATATATCCTGAATGTCTAGCGGCTGTAGTTCTCCGCCTTTACCTAATTGAACGTTTTCAAGTCCCTCGATGTCTACAATCAAACCGTCTGGTTTGGCCTTAGCAATAGCTTGCTGTAATTTCAAATGAGACAGTTGTAGCTGATCCGCAAAACCAATTACAGAACCTACAAGTGATTTAGGCATCATTCTGCGTAGGTTTGTAGAAACCACAGAGTATGAAAGTCTAGCACGTGTTAAGTCGTGTGCGTTTTTAGGGATGTTCTTTTTTTGACCGTAGTCAAACATATGATCTGTTCCAACGATATAGCTTCCGCCAAATACAGTTTGGATACTCATGTGCTTAGGCTGTCTGTCGTATACAGACTCGCGAGGGGGGTTGTAGTCAAACCCTTTGTAGTATAGGTTTTTATTACCGAATCTAGACTCCTTCTCCTCGAACATCATGTCGTCTGTAGAAAGGAACTCAAAATCCATTACCTCTACGATAAACTCATCGTACCCGTATGTTGTACGGTCCAAAGTTTCGTCATAGTACTTGTATGATAGCTTATCTGCACGGTTCTGGTACTTGTTCTTTACCTTCTGTGCGATCATCTCATACTGCTCTTCTGTAAGCTCATCACGAGCAATACGCTTAAGCTCAGAGATGCTAATCTTCTTGATGTGTCCTGCATACATGAGGTCGCTAAATGTAGGGTCCTCGGTGTAGCTATGGAAGAAGTATGCTGGATCGATGTATTCCTCGGTGATTCCATAATTAGGATCGTTGTTTCTTTTTACAACGCCCATGCCACAGATTACCAAGTCGTTTACCGCTCTTCTGTATACACGCTGATCAAAGTCATTCCACTCTAGTGTAATATTTGTTCCGATCTGTGCTGCTATCTCTGCAGATGTTTTAATGCTGGCATCCATGAAGATTTCAGCTTCTTCTGGAGTCTCTGGAATTGCACTGGTGTCGATTCCCGTTTTTACGCCCTGGTTGTTCAGGGCTTCGATCATCTTCTTGTTCTTTACCTCAAACATCTTCTCAGCACGTTTACGATCCTTCTCAGACTGAGATAGTGGGTCGATAGCGTTGAGGTTTGGATAAGGCTTTCTTGATAGAATATTGTTTACTACGATCTTTACAAACTTAGGGACGATAGGCACTGGAGACCAGTCAAGGTTTAGCAACGTACCGTCCCCGTTGTTCGGATCTAAAGAATTTAGAATCTGTTTATAGATAGAAGTATCTTGTGTACCATTCGCGTAGTCGCGGTTGGTTTCAAAGTCTTTAAGTCTACGTCTGAATAAACTTCGTTCATCGTCAGACTGACCCCACTGCTTTTCAATAGCCTTGGCGTATTTTAGACCATAAGACTTATTCGTCTTTTGAGAATAGTGTGAAAAGGGATCGGGAAAGTTACCGTACTTTCCTCTGTCATTATCATTATTGTACATAGCGTTTCGCAGAATACTTCCTCGCAAAGATACAAAATTAAACTACTGCGAATCAGCGTCTTATCTCGTTGTTGTATCTGCGGAAGAATTTCTTGTCGTCAAAGGCAGACAACTTCTTTTCTTCTTTGTATTTCTGCGCTGCTAGTAGCGCTAGACCCGAACTAATCGTAAGGTCATACTTAGTACGGTTGTCTATTTTATAGCCGATCCAGTCTTCCAGCGTGCGGTCAAAATACATGTTACCCATCTCGCCAGTTTCATTGTTTATCCCTACGTATTCCTCTATGTAAGCTTCTATAGCATGTGCGTGAGCCTGGATAACGTCTTGAGAGTTAGAGGGTATCCCCCTGGTCTTCACGTTCATTGATCCAGGAGTCTTCAAATGCTCTGGACGCTTCATCACGTACTCTTCGTAACCCCTTGATTCAAAGTGCCTTACGATGCCGTACTTGTTGTTCTCGATTAACAGTGGATAGCCGTAAAATACAGCGGCCATAAGTACATCCTCGTAGAATATACGGGCCAAAGGAGGTCTTGATGCATACTCTGCAACAAACATATTGGGTGGGGCAGCCATGCTAAATTTATTGTACAGGTGACATGCACCTTTAGACCCTCTGTTATCTGTGGTGGAGTCTAGGTCATAGCTATCGACACCTCCAACCCCTATGTGGTCGTTCGCGGGGTGCTTCTTGTTGTACTTGATTACGTACTTATTCCTATCCTCTTGCTTAGGCATCCAAGATATTCTCCAGCGTCCTTGTGGGTTTGGGCTGAATACAACCTCGGTGTCACTTGCACCATCCTTCCAGCTAAAGTTTCCTCTAACGACTGGGTTTGGATAAAGCTCTTGATTGTACTGGACCTGCTCGTATATCTTTCCAATATTAAATGTAGATCCCTCGATGCTGTCGCGCATTGCTTCGTCAACGGTAAAGGGGAACTGACGTATAAATTCGTTTAGCTCACGGGCATCGTTCTTTAGTGCATCACGCTCATTCTTTAAGTACGTCTTCGCGCCAATATCGACATAATCCCCATCAATCGTTTTAATTGGTTTCTCGGGATCTTCCACGATGGGGTTTCCATACTTGTCAAAGAAACCTTCCAGGGCTTCGTAGGCTGGTACAAAAAGTCTATAAAGGCCAGTCTTTGTTCTTCCGTTGGCGTTTCTGTCGTCTGGGTCTGAGTCTCTCCAAAGCTCCTTATACTGGTTACCACCCTTGTCCATAGGGTTGACAGTAGACCCCATAAGGCACTTCCCGATGATCTTTCGCCCAACAATAAGACAGGTACGCTCGATACGCCATGCTTCTCTAATGTCCGTAGGTTTCTCCCATTTACCGCTTTCATCTAAATAAAGTATGTGAAGCTTTTCACCATCGTATGCGTTATTCGTGGTGTTCTTCCAGTTGATAATAGTATTAAGAGCCTCTCCCTTGTTTGAGGTCTTGTTCTTTTTAGTAATACGCTTTGACGGCTCACGAAATGCAAGCTCCATACGTGGATTGGTAGTACCGTCTTGAATAGGCTTGAAGAAAAATGGATAAGACTTAAACATAGGAACCACCTTTTTCATAAAGATGTTCTCCTGTGCATCCTTACCTGTTTTAGACTGTATACCCAACAGCTTGTCTTTCACCTGAGTACCCTCGTCTACTAGTATCGCTGCAGATATATTGGTGTATCCAGAACGTCTACACTTAGTGTACATCTGCCCTATAGATCTTGGGTCATACTCACATGCGGCAAAGTGGATGAATAGCCTTCTTTGAAACTCCAGGTAAGACGCATATCCGATATCCATCTTACTCCATTGTAGCATCATATAGTGTCGCCCTGTAATGTAGATGCGTTCACCGTTATTAAAGAACCAAACACCTTCACGCCTGCGCTTAAACTCCTGCTCGATATATGGAGAAAAACGTTTTTTGAAGTCGGATGGCATTTCGTACCACTCGTCCATAGAGCGAATCCTTTGCAGTTCTGCTGGCACAGGAAGTCTTTGCCACATTTGCATATCCAACTTACTTCCATAGTTGAGGATTTCTTTGTCTGGTGGCGCTTCTGGGAGCTGAATATCAAGCCCACCGACCTGTATGACCTCGCCACCCGTATCGTTGGGACATATGTTGATAACGTAGTTATCGTACCCATCCACTTGTTTAAGTCCTGCCATTTAATTTTATTTTATTCCCAGTAGAGAAATCTCCACTTACTTTGAGAATCGCTCTGCGAATCCTCCTGAGTAGTCTTGCTCTTCTTCAATTCCTCCTGTTTCCTTAAGTTCTCTAACCATTTGTTCGAGTCGCTGGTATTCAATAAGGAGTTCTTTTGCATCTGTAGCTGTTTGTTTTATACTCTGTAGTTCTGCCTTGCGTTGAGAACCAGATAGTTCTGCATCCACAGGTTTTCTTATTTCATCAATCATGTTATTGATTGCGATCTCCATAGATGCCAACAGTCTCGTTGACGCTTCTACTGTATTAAAGCTGTTCTTCTTCCTTGACATAGACTAGCTCTGATGTTCTCATTCGGTACACTGATGTACCGTCTATGAGTTCCATTTTATATTCTGAATTTTTCGTATAGCCCACCAGATCACCAGGCTTCGTTCCAATCCATTCTGAATCTTGGGGTAGGGTGAGTAGTTCGCCCTCCAGTTTAGGTTCTTCTGCGAGCTTAAGAACAATGCCAGAAGAAGTTGTTTCCTCTTTCGGCTTATCAGGGGGTAAAACGAAACACCAGTCACCAAGCATAGTAATATCACCAGCTTCATCTTCGACTGCGATAGCGTGATTGCTATATCCTCCGTTGGGGTCATAATTAACCATGTATAGGTTTTCTCCAAGATCATAGGCTTGCTCCATTACTACGTGGTGGTGAAAATAAAGTACCTGGCCGACAGCTGCGCCACGGTAACTTACGGGGGGAGAGACTATTTGTCCGTAATTGTATCGGTGTTCAAACTCGTTGAACTTTGTGATGAGCTTAAGAGTTGTCTCATCGGACAACTTTATCTCGTCTTTAAACTTCTTGTCTATCCTTACGATGAAATGTTTTAACGGTCTCATATCAATCAAAATTTAAATCGTACTCGAGTATACACGGCATATCGTCAATGGCTTTCCATAGCATTGTGCCTTCCTCGTTCTCGATATAAATCAGATACCGTTTTTTTCCGTGATGGTGTAAATGCGCCTCGTCTTGAACAATCGCGCTTACTTTTCCTGCCCCTGCGCGCATGCCTACATAATAAGCCATGGCATCCTTCGGGTCTCTTCCGATGATAATTTTTCTAATCATTTTAATTTAATTGTAAAGAGGTGGATTTAATTTACGTCCCCATCTCTTTTTGATAAGTTGATCCAGTAGTCTATGCTTGACTGTTCCGATTTCTTCTCTTCACGTACTTGTTCCGTATATGCTTCGACACAGTAAGACAGTAGGTCATCGAGTTCTTCATCGTCAGACACAGAAAAAGAAGACAACAGACTCATGTTTGCACGTTCGTCACCGTCCTCGTCTACATACGAGCTTTCCATGTCTAAGAATCCTATGGCGATGCAAGAAAGAAACTCGTCTTCCATCTCGTACTTCTTCACCACAGCATTTATAGCCAGGATAAGATCCTGGATCTCTAGGATCGCTTCTTTTTGCTTTTCAGTCATTAGTCTAATTTAGTTAAAATAAATGTTGATGCAGTCAATAGTGCAGCTCCGCCAGAAGCGTTCATGCTTACCTGGTAGTAGATATCCTCATCTGTATCTGCGTAGTAGACTAAAGCAAAACCAATAGCCATACTGCCCGATGATGCTTTGCTTCGTGTGATAGACTGTAATGTGTTTGCTGATCCACCGCTTGGCTTTGT